GTTGAGTTCTCGGTTGGCCTTGTCATTGTCAGGGATGTTCGAGATGTTGGGGATAATCACTGTGGGTGCAGGGTCGGCTGCAAGGAAGTTATCGTTGACACGGAGCTGTAGTTGCTCGTAGATAACACCCTCAATGATTGTAAGCCCTGTCTGATCGTAGTTGATCTTTCGGCCAAGATCACTTTGACGTTTCAGCAGTGCAAAGAGACTTTCTTCGAGACGTGCCTCGGTGTACAGCGCCCCTCGGGTAACGTCGAAGAAACGCCCTGACACCATCTTGCCATCCAAGGCAAATCCAACACCACCAATGGTGACGTATTGGAATCCGTTGTTGTCCTTGATGTAATTGGCTTCGGTGAGGCTGTAACGATTCGTCGGAACACCCGGAAGTGTCTTGCCATGCAACGTAGATGACCCCGGAACAAGCCCTGCCATAGCACCGGGGATTGCCCCTTCGGGCCACGCGGTGTCGGCATCAGGGTGAGGCCAGAGCATTGTGTTGTTGTATTGCAGGTCTTTCAGCGTCTCAAGGAGATTGCCTTGTGTGCCAGAGGGAATATCTGCGTTGGACGAAGATGCAATGTAAATCAGAGAACTTGCCTCGGCATACCCAGCCAGCGATTCAATCTCTGCATCGTCGTGGGTGTCTGCGAGGATGAAGAAGTAGTTGTCAGTTTCTTGGTTGATAGCATCGAGAGCTTCAATGTAAGTCTCAGATGTAGCTGTGACATCCACATGGCCAATCAACACTTCACTCGGAGGGTTATCCCCAGAGAAGACGTTGTTAATCAGCTCATATACAGGGTCGCCTTCGGAATAGCCAAGAGATGTAACACCGTCAATCTCATTGACTGTACGAATCCTATCCGAAGGAGAGCCCCAAGAGGTATCCGCAGAAAGCACCAGAGGAGTGCTAAAGTTTGTCCTTTGCACAGGGCGATCTGCGAGGTTGATATTGACATCAACAATGTCTTCAACTGTGAAAACATTTGCCATTATTGTCTCCTAGTTTTCGTTAGCTAACTTAGTATCATCAGAGAGCATTCTTTGGAATGCTATGTTGCATCAGGGGATGATGCTGACGGAGTGATGACAAGATCATCTTCCGTGTGATCGTCGAGAGTACCCTCGGTATTGATGTGCTCAATGAATCCATCGGAATTGACAGTGGTTGTCTTCTGAACGAAGTTGAATGACACTGACATCTGGGCTCTCTGTTCAATCTTTGTTTCATCAATGGCTCTCGAAGCATTACGCACCATTGTCGATGCTGTGATGCCAAGGCCATTGTCTTGGAGCACTTTCTTTGTATTCTTATTGCGAAGGCCAAAGGCAATTTGCTGTGCTCTGCTCAGAGCCTGTGCTCCGTAGACAAAGAGATTCACATAGCCAATGAAGTTGTTGTATGTGATTTGCTCTGCTGTGTCTGGGTCAACCGCTGTGTCCCACCCTGTCTTCACTGAGACAGGCTCGACATCACTTAGCCTGAGAGCAATGTATTGCCCCGAAGGAGCGTTGAAATTATCTTCGAGCATATACACTGTTTCATTGGCGTTCACCTCAGAGATGAATGTGAAGAACACTTTGTAGATAGCATCTTCGAGAGTGTCTGTGGGATCGTAGACAATGCTCATCGTTCATTCTCCTCGGTGACATAGGCGTGGTAGTGATCTTGGAGCCCTGTCTGCCAATTCTCCACGCGAATCACTTTGAACCATGCTCCGTCAATCTCCACCTTGTCATGGAGAGTGGCTGTGCCTTCATTGGCAGATGTCAAAGGCGTCGTAGTGAACACTTGGTAAGCCCTGCGATCCCTGTAGCCTTCTGGGAGAGCATTGGTCTTGTCTCCGGGAACCGGGTGAACCCCAGCATTTTCTACGGTGAAAGCTGTGGTTTGCTCCGTCACCCTGTTGAAATCATCTTCCACTTGCTCTACATGCAAGGCATTCAACGTCTTCCTTGGTATTAGCCGAGGCTTCCATGTGTTGTTAATGAATGTGTCCATGAGCCTCCTTAGTCATAGCTGATCTTTGTGTCGATTTGCTTAGGGAGCCATCCTTGCTCATGCAATGGCGCATTGAAACCTTTGCGATCAATGGTTGACTGAGCGTTGTCTTGGTAAATCATCGGAGCCAAGGCAATGTAAGCGAGAATGCCCTGCTCTTGGTGATTCGCTGCATCCTTGATGGCTTGGCGAAGGCTGTGTGTTCCTCGCTGGAATCTCACATAATTGTCCTTGAGAGCCTTAGCTGTTTGAAGCTCTCTCTCAAAGGCTCCGTCTGTCATAAAAGGACGCTCGGGAATCTCTGTAGTGCCATTGTTGTTAATCGAAGCAATCTCGTAGGCTGTGGCTCCGCTGCGAGGATGTTCTCCGCTGTCCTCAAAGAACCCTGTCCTAGCTGTGATGTCCCCCTTGTGAGCCTGTCTGAGAATCCTGTCAAGGCCCTTTGTCTCTAACCTAGACTTACCCATTGCTTGTCTCCAAAAACGTCTCACAGACTATCTGTGAAGCTCTCACGGCCTTTCACGCCATTCCCAAGGGACGTATGTGTCATAGTCCTCGTATTCTTCGTAGGTGCCACCAACTTTCGGGAATGGCCTAGCTGAATCAGGGTCATTGGCTACGCGATTCTTCTCCTCCTTGGATACACCACCAAAGATATGGAGATCATAGCCATAGTTTTCGTCAGCCGGAGGATTGTTCTTGTAATACTCGTAGAGATCCTTGATGGATTCGTAGGTGAGGTTTGCATAGACCTCCACCTCTGTACCACCTTCGCGTTCCCTACGCCTTTCTGAGCGTTTGGCAAGGATACCTTTGAGAATCAGCAAAGCATCCACTGTCGCTGCCCAAATACGATATTGCTCAGATTGCTCTGTGTACTTTGTCAGCAAACTGTCGATGACATTATCTTCGAGTGTATAAGGCTCTACAATGTCACCAATGTTGTACCTAACCTTGCCAATCTCTGTGCTGTAATCCGCTGGCATTACCTTGTATCCTCTGCCCATTGAAGATGAATTTCGACATATCCTTGGTTAACACCTTGCTCAATCTCTAGGCGAATTGCGTAGGTGTCATTCGGAGCCAATATCTTATGCTTAGTGATGCCTGTGGCTGCTGCGATACCTCGTTGCCCACCTGCGGATGTCGCTGGAATAAGTCTACGTGATTCTGGGACTGAATCTGTGGTGTCCAATGCTCCGTCAGCCACTTTATGGATCACAGTGCCGGATGTATCTGTATCTTCTTGGTTCAATGGCTCAGATACAATGTGTTCTCCCAGCTCACCAACGAGGACAGGTTGTGGGTATTGCAAAGCTCTCACAGGGCCATTTGTCGCTGTATACACAACGGAATAAAGGATTGTGCTTTTGTCAGGAGGTGTCTGGATATAGAGCCAAGAGAATACCCCGTCTTGTACGTCGAATTCCGGGGTAGCTTCAAAGGCTTTACCTTCGACAATGTATCTATCCAAGGATGTATCAATGACATCGCTTGGCATGGATGACCAGCCCATAAAATCTCCTAGTGTTGTCTGTGCTTTTCTTAAAGCCTCTCTAGGAAAAGCCTTAGAAAAACACAAAGAGGGCCGGAGCCCCCTTTGCTAATGCCACGTTACGGAGTTGTAGTCTTGTACAGCTTGATAAGCGTGGTCGGCTTAGTGCAGAAATACAGCGGAGCTGTCTCCACTTGCAGTTCGTGGAATTCATCCTTGGGATCGGTGAATTCAAAGGCGAACATTTCTGCGCCACCAACGTTAGCCCCGGAGAGCTTAGCGTTCGGGCCGACATAGCCACGGAACAGGTCGCGTACTCGCGGAATAACGTGGGCTTCGTCGTCAGCCACAGCTTTCTCAGTGGAACCATCCGGGAGTACGAAGACAGCCGGGTAAGTCATGAAGCGAACGCCACGATGGACGAACATATCAGTGATACCCCAGCTCATGTAATCGGAGATGTCACGCTGATACTGGCTGTTGGAAGCCGCGTTGAGATAGCTCTCGCGTACCTTCGGATGGTCAATGAGCGCATCGAAGAATGTCTCAGAGCACATCACGTCAATGCCTTCGACAGTGCCGCCTGATTTCAGATTGCTCTGAACTTGGCGTTTGATGTCGGAAATCTTGGCATCGACATTGGTACTCGAAGTGTCGAGTTGCATACCAATCTCAGGCTGTGCAACGCCAAACTCAGTAAACATATCAGCGATAGTGGTGCCATCGGGAGTTGCTGTAACACCCTTAGCTGCCTGCACCATCATGTACTCGTGTGTCTGGTCAACACGCCGCCGCATGTCTTCGAGCTTGGTCAGGCGAACATTGGCGAGGGTTTCCTCCATGTCAGGAGTACCCGGCATACGCCAGCCTTGAAGATCATCCGGGGTGATGTAATCGTGATGCTTGAAGTAAGCAAGTTGCAGAGCGAAGGTCGATACATCCCGGTCTTTACCTACGGTTGCCTCGCGGGTGCCACGCGGAACCTGCGGAAGCAGAGTGATGTCAGCTTCGTTCTTGTCAAAGACAATCGCAGTTTGGCTCGAAGGACGGACGTTGAAATAACCTTGAGATTTCAGCCAGCCATATTGATTGGGAACCTCGTTGATTTCCTCAGTCCAATCCGTAACGCGGGAAAGGTTCTGAATACTGCGTGTAATAGGCATTCTTAGTTAGCTCCTAGCTTTCTATGTATTCTGTTGGGTTACACAGTGGTGAGGGTGTCGATACCGAGGTCTTCCAGCTCGGAAACCACAGTGTCAATGCTACGAGATGCGTCGATTTTCAGTGCATCCTTGCTTACCGAAGCAGGGCCACGGAACATCACGGCAACGTCTGTGTTGGTTGCAGCGTCAAGATCAATATTCTCAAGGACAATCGCTGCGGCTACTTCGGAGCCATCGGCTGCGCCAGCTACGGAAATCTTGTAGTCTGTGCCGTCAAAGCCAAGCACTGTGCCCACTTCGTAGCTCGTTGCAGATGCTTCGTTGGCAGTGACTTGCTTACGTGTATAGCCAACGTGTGTGCCTTCTTCGTACTTAACGAGATTACCCAGCTTTTCGTCGCGGGTGCCAAGTTGAGTCATTTGTTAAAACCTCCGAGGTTACTTAGATTTGTTGTAGCGTTCA